CATTCAAATCATCTCCTTCATTTCTTCAAAGTTGGGTGCGCTGATGCGCTGGTCATTACGCTCGGTTCCGCTTAGGGTTTTGTTCCAAGAAGAAGCCCAAGCATTCCATGCTTGTGCGTATAGACTTTGTGGGGTTTCGACAACTTTACCGTTTAGGTAGTTGGCGACAACAGGTTCAGCGGTCTTGCTTTCTTCGGAAGCGACGGCTGATTCGGATGCTGGAACTGCTGGGGTCATTTCGACCACAGGTTCAGCAGGGTGGGATGCTTCCCAAGATGCGATGAGGTTGGTAAGGGTGTCCGAAGAAAGGTCTTCGTGTCCCTTAAGTCCAAGTTCGGTTGCGGAAGCAACGAGTCCAAGTCGGACTTCTTCTGTTTGAGCGGCTTCGTGAGCCTTCATCTCTTCAAGTTCTGCACGAGCAAGAACCAATTCTGCTTGTAGTGCTTCCATCTCACTTGCGGAAACATTTTCTTCAATAATTTCTTCATCGGACATATTCGTTATCTCCTTTCGGTAATCTTGCCGAGATGCCGATTGACTTATGAAGGTTTCTTCGATGGAGGCAGTTCTTTTAGCACGAGGATGCCCTTTGGGAAGTAGGTCATTGTCTTGCTTGTAATTGGGATTTGATGGCCTTCCGGTACGAAGGAGATATAGGAATGCGTTGACTCTTGCCACTCCCCAGCCATTTCTTGACATATTGGGTGCGTGGCTTGTGCTAAAAGCACCAGCACCACGACGGAATACAGTAAGGAGTGCGCCCATAGATGCTTTACTACCTTTTCCTTTTTTGTTGTGTTCTTGCATTTTGTTCTGCAAGGTTTTGCGAGTAGCGGGAGAAACAACAATTGACTTGTTTGGTTTTTTAGCGGAACCGGGTGGGTTTTTCTTAGACCCTTTTCGTCGCTCGTCGGGTTTAGCGGGAGTCTTTCTTGGGTCGTTCTTTCCGGGTTTGCCATGCTGTCCACCATGTTTTGCTTCTGCGTTTTCTTTAACCTTTTCAACAGATTCTATTGTCGCTCGGTTGTACGCTGGCTTATGAACTATTGCCAAGTGGTCAAAGGTAAAGTCATTGTCAAACACCATACCTGTTTCACTTGCGGCGATAGGGATTCCATAGCCACCAATGCTAACACCATATTCGGGTTTTAACCATAGACCGGATTCAAGAGCCTCAAACAATTCTTCTCGATACACATGGGCCGCATACCGCACTTCGTACTTTTCTTTGTCGGGATAACTTATTGTTGCGGAAATAACCTTTCCTACATTTGCTTCATTTACGCCACCGTCCATGTTGCGCTCAAAACCAACATCTTTTGCTTTAGGGTGGTTAAGTGTTAAATCAGCACCTATCATTTGGTCAAGTACCTTTTCTGCACCACGCTTAGTAATAGCCCAACGGTTTTTGTTGTAGCCTTCGTGGAATGCAACACCTTTGATTTCAAGAATGTTTTTGCCTGTTGATGCTTCAACTTTAGCAACTATTTCCTCAACAGTAATTTCCATAGTGACATTTACAGGTTGACAAGAACCGGCAACCATTTCTTCACCAATAGGACAAGAGGCTGATGCTTCTGCAAATTCGTGACCTTTGTGTGCGGCCATACATTGTTCTTTACTGTACCCTGCCTCTTGGCAACGGGACATATACTCACCATGCGTTTCGCTTTCTTTTGGTTTTGGTTCTGCGGCTTCTGCGTGTTCAGCACAGCCTCCGCAACATGGTTTGTCTTCGGAAGCCTCAATAACTTCTTCGATGCCTTCAATGACTTCGCCTTCATTAGAAGACCATAGTTCATCGTAGGATGCTTCGACTTTGTTAGTTGACCATTGTCGGCAAGACCAATAACCGGGTGTGGTTCGGTCTTTCTTTTCCGAGCAACTGTGTCGGTCACGGAATGCCTTGCGTCGCTTAGGGTCGTCACGCTTGATTTCCATGTTTGGGTCGCCAAAACGCACAATGACTACTTTGCCACTTGAGTTCTGCACATAAACAGCAAATTTCTTAGGTCCGCCTTGTGTACGGAATGGTTTGTTGAGTGTCACCTTTTTACCTTGATATTCTGCGGCTTCAACGGTTTCTTCGTCTTCATCATCATCGTAAGACGCTTCTTTACCCTCATACATAGAGTTGCACACAGCCGCTCGCTGTGCTGGATTTGGGTACTCGTCAGCAGTCTTGCTGTCACCCATACACCTGTCCATGTAATCGTCTTTCGACTCACCTTCTTGAACATCGGGCATGGTACTGCGACAGGCGGAGTGACTTTTAATCCATTCGCCAAATCTGTTGACTTTCGTTTAAAATGTCTTCGTAAAGTGACAGTGACATAATGTTTTGAACATCATAGTATGACTCCACTTTGGTATATCCAAGAGATATTACGGTCTTAACAAGTGATTCCATTTTTATTTGCTCTATGGGATTCAATACTGTGACCTTCGGTATATCACGCAATACATAACTATTGTTTCTTTCTTCTAACAAAAATGGGTGATACTTATTTTTTCGGTATTTCTTTTTGACATAGGTATTACCAACAAATGCGAACTCTTCAAGAATCAAAGAGCCGGTGTACGCTACCGGTTCATCATCAACAAAGAGTACCCAATAATCCATGTTATCAAAAATTTGAGGATAACCCTTTTCGCTTGGGAATGGTAAATTGGGCCAAATCAACTCAAGTTCTTTGCGCTCAAGACACTCAACTATCATTTTTACCCCATCTTTTCCAAGCAACTTTTGCGACAAAAACCCAAAAAAGAACTTCAAGAACTACCAATAGGAATGTGCCAACAACTACCCATTCCATATAGTACCCTCATTTTTTATTTTCTTCTTCTCCAACAGGTTTTATGGGGGTAATTGTTGTCATTCCAGCATCGTGCTTTTTGATTTCATGCACATGGTCTTGTGCAGACTTTTCCAAAAACATCTTGTGGTCATGTTCTTCGGAGTCACGGTCACGCTCGTGCTTAAGTTCTTGGGGAATGTTATCAATTTCAATGGTTTGTTCGGATTCCCACATACGGAGAACAGTATTCATAGCCGGACCTGCAACACCACCAATAATAGCAATAAGAGCGATAAAACCATCCAAGTTAGCAAGAACAACATCGGGTTTCCAAATACCCATACCTACTACTGCGCCGCTTGCGAGAAGCCATAGGTAAATTGCCGGTATTACAGTACGCTGTACCATTTTGTCGTTAAACGAATTTGGGTTTTTTTTACTCATCTTTCATCCCCTCTTGTTGGTTTGTTCTTGGAAGTTCGCCGGTTTTTCCTTTAGTCCCTTCTTTGCGATTGGTACCTGCCGATTCCGGTTGCATACCAATAACTTCGAGTGTTTGATTAAGTGTTAGGATGCCTGCATCATAACCAAGAACGGCTCTTTTCATAGAGTCCATAGGCGACTCTTCTGCAATAGGTTCAAAGTGGAACTCCGGTAAATCTTTCATTTCATGCTTGATACCTTTAAGTTCTAATTGTTTTGAGAATAATTCCATAATACCTTGCTTAACAATTGATTGAAGGCGAGAGATGGCCGTATTAGCCCACATATTTGCGTTGTAGGTAGCGGCAAAGGTTGAACCCTTTTCTTGCCCTGCGGCGACACGAGGGACATGAAGAACGGCGGCTACATTGGCACCAACCATATCAAGGAAACCACTGTTGTCGGGAATTGTGTTTTTGAGGTCAACATGGTGTAGTGTCACATAGGAAGGTAGGATTGGCATTTGGTCGCCTCGCAAACCTTCAAACAATTTGATAACTTCATCCATGATAATTCCAAGCCTTTCTTGTTGCTCGTCGGGGTCTTGGATATGTTCAATGGCCGACTTATCAATTGTAATGAATTGCTTGGTTAGCACATCTTCAAGAGCAATACGGTTGTTCATTGTGTTGTACTTAACACGCACTACTTGCTCAAGTGAAGAAAATCGGGATTGACCCCACACACCATAGGTTTGACGCAATTTTGTGTCTTCGTACCAATTGCTTCGGAAGTCTGTTCGGAAGTGTACGATTTCGCTACGAGGGAATACCATAGTGTCAATGCCTTGTTCTCGCAAGATGTAAAAGTCATTTGTCATAATTGGACTGTTTTCGTCGGCTGTGAATGGTAATCCGTTTGCCCCACGGTTGTCAACAATAGTAATCTGTCGGATAGGAAGGCTTTGAATGTTGGTAATACCTACACCGGTACGACCAACTAATTTGTTAATGTCGTTGCCATACACTTGTAGGTTGCGTAGTGCGTTGATAAGAAAGTCGTCAAAGTCAACACGGTCAACCATTTCCATGATTGCGTTGCGTATTGAGCCATTCTTAGCCTTCTTGTAGTCAATGCGGTAGTTGTTAGCAGTGAGCGACACACTGCGTACAGCACCATTGAGTTCGGGGTCTAACTTGACCATGTTGTCGTACAAGTCAAATTTGTTAAGGAAGTTCGATTCCTTTTGGAACTTTTCTGTTTCGGAAAAAATATCCGGCAAACCTGCGGCAACTGACAGTGGTACATTACTACCGACCCGATGAACGATTTTTTCTTCGGCGACGGCGTTGCGTCGAAACCTATCAAAGATACCCATGTTAGGGGGAGATGTGGGATGATTTATGAAGGTAGCGATTTATTTTTGTTTATTGTTTCTTTTTTTACAAAAATAATTAAATCGAACGACATATATCGGTTTTGCTTAATTCTTTTATTGTTTCAAAGGCGTTTAAGAAAAAGAAGTAATAAGCAATATCAGTGGGGCATAAAACATCTATGAATAAATGAAAGAATACTATGTTTGGTCTTTGAGTACATCGTTTTATTCTTTTTGTTGGTGCTAAATCAACAGAAAGATAAATGTTCATAAAGGGTTTCCTCTTGGAGTATATTGATGCGAGCCTCTCCGAACTACGGTAGCGATTTAATTGCTGAACAATTTAAAGAAGGCGAGGCTGTTCTTAGTCTTGCCCGAAGGTTAAACAAGATTGACCCTAAAAAATCAGTTAAGGGTTGGGAAATGTCAATTTACCGTTGGAAAAATAATGAAAAGCCAGCACCTAAACCCGAAAAAGAGCCTGTTATTGAAAATGAACTTGAGGCTGTAAAGCAATCTTATCACTATGACTCGACAAAAGACGAATACTACACTTTCTTGCGAGTTGCAGACCAAATGATTTGTGTTGACGGTGACAAACATAGAGCCATGAAAGAAGCATACTCAAACATGGTAGGGAAACCTGCATCTATGAATGAAATTTGTAGGGAATTTGGTATTCCTCGTGCGTGGTTTGATGAATACCGACGACGGCATGGATGGACGCATGATATGTCGCCATACACCGATGAAGAAATTACCACAAAAGATGTGGATATGCTTGTTGATGATTTGGTGACAAGGAGAAAACACCAACTGCACAAGAAATTTGAGCGAGCCAAGTGGAAGTCTATTGAAGAATCAGCAGAAAAGTACAATATGTTTGAGGAAAAAATACTTAACGAGTTCCGACAAATTGTTTCCGAAGCACCAAAAACCACACCTCTAATGGCTATGGTTGAAGATTCTCTTGAGTATGCGCTTGTTATTAGTCCTACTGACTTCCATTGGGGTAAATACGGGTGGGTTGACGAAGTTGGAGAAACCTACAATTTTGATGAGGCAAGAAAGCGTTTGATGGAAAAGACGCAAGAATTGATTTGCCGCCTTCCTTCTCGACCGGAAAAAATTATTTTGGCTACCGGTAGCGATTGGTTTCATGTTGATACTGATGCTGGCACAACAACAAAAGGTACACCGCAAGACATGTGTGGTAGCCCTGCTGAAATCCTAATGACAGGTTGCCAAATGGCACGAGAGCATATTGAACTGCTTAGACAAGTTGCTCCTGTTGAGGTAGTGTTTATGCCGGGTAATCACGACCGCATGAGTGCTATTGCGTTAATGATGTACCTTAGTGCGGCTTATGAAAATGTCGAAGACTGTGAAGTTATTGTGAGTCCTTCCACTCGACAGTATGTTCAGTATGGCAACAACTTGCTTGGTTTTATTCATGGTGACGGTGCAAGGAACCTTGTTGAGTTAATGAGCAACGAAAAGCGAGAACTGTGGGGAGAATGTCAACACCACACATGGTTCCACGGTCACCTACACCATCGACAGGTTGTTGAAAAGGGTGGTTGTTTAATTGTACAACTTCCTTCGCTTGCTGGACATGACAGGTATCATGCTCGACAAGGCTACACAACAAGTATGGCTGGTTTGTCTGCACACTTTATTGACAAAGACAAAGGACTTGTTGGTACATTGTTTGCTCCTGTGGAGGGTGAACATTGACAAACCCACAAATCAAAAAATTAAGAGAATGTCAAAAGTGTGGTCATAAATGTTATTCCCGTTATACTTCTCACAAAAAGTGGTGTAAGGAAACAAAAAAAATGGTGTACTGCGGTTGCTTAAGGGTGGTAAGAGATGAAGCGTGAACATGTTGTTTGTACGGCTTGCGGTTGGGAAAGTAAGTACCTTTCTCAAGCAAAGGCTTTTACGAGAATCTGTCCGTATTGTGGCTTACGCACTTTGCGACCGTGGTGAAATTATGAACATAAAAAAAGATATTTATTGGACTTTTCCGATTAGAATGTATGTGATGCCGAATGTCAAGAATTAAACAAGCATTAGCGTTTGAACGAGCAAGAAATGATGTTTCCTATTTTTACCGATGGCTTGGCTACTCTTGGGGCAACCACATCGGAGAATGGATGGATATTTACACTGACAGGAAGGAAGCGCATGTTCACCGTGTTTGTATTATTGCTCCGAGAAGTCACTCAAAAAGTACGACGCTTGGTGTAAAATTGCTACACATGTGTTTGTTTCAAAAATTTAATGGCAAACCTATGGACATTTGGTTGTTTTCTGCCAGCCAAGACACAGCAGTTCGACGGTTGGCTGAAATACGCAAGGATTTGACAAGTCACAAAGAGTTAGCCCGATACATTGACCCCAAAAAAGGTGGTAAAAGAGAACTATGGCTAAACAACGGAGCAGTAATTCGCTGTTCTTCCGTTGGCAGTGCTATTCGTGGTGACCACCCTGCTGTTGTTGCACTTGATGATGTGTTGCTTGATGCTAAAAAAGAACTAAACAACGAGCAGTTGCGGCATTGGCTACGAAAGGTTGTCATGCCGATGCTTGACCCCGGTTCGTTTCTTTACTGTGTTGGAACACCAATGGCTATGACTGACTTGTACCACACTGAAATGCTTGATAACGACCAATGGAAAACAGGCATTTGGAGTGCTATTCCTAATTGGGATGAAAACAAGCATGAGCCGGAAAAATTAGAAGCACTTTGGCCGGAGTTCCGACCATTGGACTTTTTGCTTGAACAGAAAAAAGTGACCGGTGAATTAGAATTTGCTCAAGAATTTTTGTGCAAGGTTATTGACGATGAAGCGGCTGTGTACCCTCGTAAATTTACACGGGCCAATATGGACTTAGAGCAGGTGTTTGACAAGGAAAAGCGTGATGGCTGTAAATATGTTATTGGTTTTGACCCGTCACAAGGATTAGGGAAAGACTATTCTGTTTTAGTGGCTGTTCGCCAAGAATCCGATGGCTCATTAGCAATTGCCAACATTTGGAGAAGGAATGACTTTTCCCCCGATAGGCAGGCTGACATGATTGGCGAGTGGTGTAAAAAGTACAGCGCACCTCTTGCGGCAGAAGATGTAGGTTTCCAACGCTTGTTCAAGTCTTTGTTGGAGGCTAAGGGTATTGGCGTTGAATATCGAGAGTCAAAAGTTAGCAATAAAGGATTAAAGCAAGGATTGCTAAACCGATTGCGTGTTTGGTTTGAACGGGGCAAAATTCAATTCCCCTATGGCAACGATGCAACAAGGCGAGTTGTCAATGAAATGTTGGAAGAATTGGAATCACACGCTTGGAAATCCGGTGACATTGTTGATACGGGCAAACACAATGACTTGGTAATGGCTTTGGCACACGCAATTGACCAATTCTCGTTTAAATCCGATGTTGTTCCATTTGCTGGCCGGTCTATGGCTAAAGGTGCATGGCAAGGTGGCAAGTCAAAAAGTCGTGGCAGAAGTAAAATCTTTAGAGCGGTGAGTCGTCGTTTATAAAGAAGGTTTTGAAAAATTTTTCTGCGAATTTTTGAGGGTACTAAGCAACGCTGTGTAGGCGGCGTGCGTCGATTTTTGGAGGCAAGACCGCCGCAGATGGACCCGCACCCAATCCAGCAGATGCCCATTCTTGATGCCATACATGGCCTGTACGGGCCGTTCGTGGGTGCTGGGCGGTATGGGTAGCACCGCACCCCCTTGCGTGCGCTGTAGGGGTGTCTACGGGCTTGTTTTCGATTTCAGCCCCAGCCGAGCAGGGCGGCACCTGCTGAACAGGCTCGCAGTACCCCGAAAATTGACATAAAAAAAAACATCCCGCTGGCCCACTCCACGACCGGCACAGGATGAGAACCGGTCGCTGTTGTTGTTTCGTTTGCTTGTCAATACCTCCGCAGTGTGTCGTTCGTCGTTCGTTCTTCGTTCAGTTCATCGGTCGCATTCAAGCCTTGAAGCGTCGCTCAAGAGCGATGCCCAAAAGGGTGACTTGCTCGCCATCCACTGCCACTTCAAAGGCACATGGGACGACATCGAAGTCCATCTTGCTCCACTTGCCACCCTCAATTCGGGTGCTAAATCGGGATGCGTCGCCGTCGTTGGTCATGCAATCGGCCATGAGTTGGGCCGGTGTGATTTGGCCACGGTGAGCCATCACAACACGGTTGAACAGGGCCTTCGTGATGCGGCAAGCCTTGAAGTGGACTCGGTGGCCGCCGTAGGTCTTGAGGCCAGCGTTCACCTTGTCCAAGACCGGTAGGTGCATGGTCACGCTGTTGTATCCAAGGTTGCGCTTCGGGGTACCGCAAGCAGGGCAGGCGTTGGCTCGGCTCACTTGCTGGTGTCCCCATGCCTTGCGACAGTCGGAGCAGTACCGCTGGGCGGCGTGGCCGTTGTTGGTCCAATCAAGCACCGTTTCGGCGTTGATGGCAAGGTGTGCCTTTAGGCAGTCCACGCCATCGCCTTGAAGGGCGTAGCGGTGGACGGTGGAGCCTTCAACACGGTTGCGAGTGTCGAGGGCAAGGTCACCCTTTCGCTTGTCATTCAGTTGCTTCAAGGTGTCCATTCCGTCACGGATGAGGGCCTTGCTGTCAACCGGCACATATCGCACCATATCGCCTTCAATGAGGCCGAAGGCTTGCATCATTTCGGGGGTGGCTTCCATCAAGTCGAGGTCGATGGCTTCGGCTGACTGACCGGACTTCTCAACGGCGTGGCGGTTGGCGTCACGGTATGCCTTGAGGCTGACCAAAGCGGCCAAGGCTCGGCGGACTGCTGGCTTCATCACGAGGTCGGTGGCGTCGAGTTCGCCAAGGTCGTAGGTTCGTGGTTGTTGGTTTGGTCGGATGGTCTTGACCGGTCGGAATCCAGCGGCCTTGATGGCCGCCATGCTTGGGTTCTTGATGCCCATCTCGTCGTTTAGCCCCTTGAGTACCGTGGCTGGTACGGTGTCCTTCGCTTGGTACTTGTTGACCCGTCGGGTCATGGCTCGGTTGGCGTTGCTGTGCTTTGACACAGCCTCCACCAATGTGACCATGATAACCTCATGGGGGTTTTCGGTTCCGTTGATGAACTGCTTCATCATGCTTGCTTCGTTTGCGTTTTGTGTGTTTTCGCTGTTTTGCATTTGGTTTCCCTCCTGTATTCCCACCGGAGTTCTCCCTCCTATATGAGCATTTGACGACTAATCCATGAAATTCGGCTGTTTTGGGGGTTTTTGGTTTGCTCCGGCTCGGCCTGCCACCGGCCCGACAATGTGCCTAAACGGGCTGGAATCGCACTTTTCATTCATGTTTTGGTTCATGTTTTGGGTTTGGGTCAACTAAACGATGCACTGCGAGGCGGTGGCCCCTGTTTCGCCAGCCTGTTTCGACCCGAACATGAATCATTCTTGTTCACTTTTCGGCTCGGAAGTGGTCCGACGGCGCACCGGAGCCGAGGCGGACAATGTTGGAATTTGAGCCAATTTCGCACTTTGAACCCGGATATGAGCGTTCGGCGTTTTAGGGTGCCCTAAATCTCCGATTTGCCGAAATGCACATGAAGCGTTCATGTTTTAGGGCCGCCTAAACATTTTTAGGGCGACCTAAATTTTTTTAGGGCAACCTAAATCATTTAGTCGCGACTAAATCCGAAAACGCAAATCAAAATTTAGTCGGTATCCAGGACATTAAAATAGAAAATTTAGTCGAAAATTATCGAAAATAAAAATAGACCAAATTTAGTCGGTATCGAATTAGTCGAAAAGAGGATTTTTAATTAGTCGGCATCGAAATTTTAGTCGAGGGGTGGCCCCCGCCTGCAACACACGCAGACGAGGACCGGAGGGGTGAGCGTGAAGGGTGGTCCCAGCCCGTAGGCTGGGAATCGCCACCCGTGGGGTGCTGGTCACAGCAGTGCTTGGCAGTGCGGGCAGACAGGTGTACGAGGTGCGCCGGTGTTGGCAAGGGTGGTGTATCGACCTTGCTTTTCGGACCACACGCCCGCTTCACGGGCAAGGTCGGAAGGCGACCAAGCGGAGTGCTTGGCACCACACAGGGCGAGAGGTTGACCGGAGAGGCGAATGTGAAGGATAGCCATTCAAGCCACCGCCGGAATTTCGTGCATCACAATGTCGCTGTTTGGGCACATGATGATGAGGCGGTCGAGGGTTGCGTCGATGAGGTAGCGAGGGACATAGGTCGGGACGGCGATGTCGGGTGTGGCGGTGTAGGAGGCGGCGGCGAGGGAGTAGCCATGCGAACCGAGCAGGGTTTCGATGGTGTCGCTGAATTGGTTGAGTAGGTCGTCAACATTCGGCGAGTTGTAGTCAAAGCAGACCTCATGGTACATCTGTACCACGGTGTCGAGAACCGCAGGGTTCACGGGGTAGGTCGGCAGTCGGGCTTCGGGGGTTATGGTTTGTTGTGCCATGTTTGTACCATAGTCACTCTCCCCTTAAAGGCATCGGTGATAGGCGGTTTTAGTCGGCAAAGTCGGCCACAGGTGGCCCCTACTTGGGGGCCGCAGGCCCAATAATCGACTAAACGGGGGAGTAATAATTTATCTTTAGTCGCGACTAATTCAAGTGCTTTGTTATTTTTTAGTCGTTATCGGAACGATTTTTTTATTTAGTCGAAATTTAAAAAACGATAAAATTTAGTCGAAAATCAAAGACAATAAAATTTAGTCGAAATCAAAAATTATCGAAATTTTAGTCGGCCAAAATCATGTTTAGTCGCTAAGAAAGAAAAGTATATAAGGGGTAGCCCAGCCCCCCGCCGAAGCGGGGTTCGGGCGGCTCCGGCTCGTGGCCGTATTTAGTCGGTGAGTTAGTCGCTCAAACAATCATTGTCCACTTGAACACGATGAAATTGTTTTCCTTCCTGTTTGTGAACACGCAGACAGTGAAGGTTTCAAATGACTCTTCAAGGTCTTCATCGTACACGGTTTCCAACTTGCCGCCGGGATAATACATTGGCAGGTCGTTCCATTGTTCTTCGTTCTCGTGTGTTAGTGCAGTGTTTATTATCATGTAGTCCATGTTTTTGCCTCCATCTGTTGCTCGCCTCGCTACTATTTAAGTTTATGGGAGGGGCGACTAAACGCCGATTTTATCATTATACCTTAGTCGTGACTAACTCGCAGGGGATTTGGGGAATTAAGGAACCCATCTAGTCGGGACTAATTAGTCGCGACTAATTTATTACTCCCCCATCGGCGCATTCGGGAAGCGGCACCCCACTCCTATGAGTATGTGGGGGTATATAACCTTTGCTTTGAGGCGAATTTTTAGTCGCGACTAATTTTATGGGGCGCAGTTGTTTGTTTAGTCGTTATTTGGCTTCGTCGGCTTCGAGTAGGGGGTAGTGGCGACCCTGTTCACTTTAACCGACTAAACGCTGTACTGCGGACTGATACTTTAGTCGAAATTTAAAAATTAGTCGCGACTAAAAAAATGGAGTGCAGTGATGCGTTTAGTCGAAATTTAGCATCGGGATGCCTCGGCCTCTATCCCGAAGGGTACCACATTGAAATACCGACTAAACAGTGTACTGCGAGGCAGAAATTTAGTCGGGACTAAACAGTGCTACGGGGTGCGTTTAGTTGCGACTAGAAAAATGCCTTTCAGTGGTGCGTTTAGTCGAATTAAACCGCCATAAGACTCCACCGCCCTACTCAGCCATCGAAATTCTAAAGCACGACTAAACGGTGTACTGCGTGATAGAAAATTAGTCGCTACTAAAGGCATCACTGCGTTTTGGGGGGCGACTAAAGATTATTGACTACAAAAAAACGAATAACGACTAACGAGCCAAGTCAAATCCCGGATATTGACCACCGATAATTTAGTCGAAAGTGCAAAAGTTCAAAAATGCGATGAAATTTTAGTCGTTATCGAAATCCTGAAAAACCGTTATTGTAGTCAATAATTTAGTCACGACTAAGTATCAGGGGCACCGCCCGCTCCGCCGGTTTCTGTGGGGTTTATTTAGTCGAAATTATTTCCGGCAAAAATTGAACGACAATTTAGTCGAAAAAAATAACAGCCGAAAAATCAGCAAATCCGACCGTAGCAGTTAGTCGAAAATCGAAAAAACCAGCCGATTTAGTCGCCCGTCCCAATCCGGCCCTCTTTAATAATACACTACGCACAAGATAAGCGTTTAGTCGGGGTACCGGAAACTTTAAATAGTAGTACATCTATGGGTATATAAGACCCGAAGGAGATACCCCAAATGAGCCGAACCAACCCAACTGAAACCCTAAGCGTGAAAGGCGTCGCATGTCAAAAATGCGGTTGCCGTAAATTCCGACCGATAGGGCATTCCCTTGAGAATGTCCGATGTGTCCACTGTGGCACATTCACTTTCCTGTGGGGTGCTGTTTGATGGTTGACCTCACCGTTGACGATTGTATCGCTATCGCCGCCGCATTGGAAATGTACGCAGGCAAAATCATGCGAACCCACCCTCACCAATCCGCTGAAAACCTCGACCTTGTGCGAAAAATCTGGTGGGCGATTGATATGGAGGCTGAATTGTGACCGCCTTCCCCCACACCATTGAGTTCCGTGGCTACGATTACGACTTCCATAAGATTTACGGATGCCCCGACCAAGCCGCTCTTGAAGCCTCGCTGGTCCGACAGTACGGCATCATCGGCCACGCCCACTATCACCGCCGGTCCAAGATTCGGGCCTTCGTCAAAAAATTCCCTCAAGGCTTCGTCGTGTACACCCGTGAGGTGAGTTGGTGAGCATCGACAAATGGCCCCACCGACCCTGCCAGCACTGCGGCAAATCCGCTGATGAGATTCGGCAGATTCCCACCATGCACATCGTCCTCGCCTGCAAGAATTGCCTTGAATCATGGAGGACTCAATGATGGTCACTGTCACTTCCCGCCTGTTCTCGCCGTACCTCCGTGACCGAGCCGAGTCGTACCTCAAAAAGTTCGCCAAGCGAGCCAAGACCCAAACGCCCGTCGAATGGCGCATCGACGAAAAGACGCTCACCGGCAAAGTATTTCGGAAAAACCAATCCGGCACATTCCTTGACACCGACGGCACCCGCTACTCGCTGGCGAAAACGCCCCGAATGATTCGGCTCACCAGCAGCACGCTGACCCACGCTGAACTCACCGCCCTCAATCATCGGCGACCGCTTCCACCGGAAACCTTCGATGCTCGATACCTTCCGCACCCGATGCTTCAAATTGTCGTGGACTACGAGCCACCCAGCGATTGGCAGGTGGTCGCCGTGTGTGACCCCTCCGACCCCAACGACCCGACCGGCTCCCCTGCGATTTGGACCCCGATGTTCGGCGAAAAATTGCCCGAAAGAATCGGCAGGCGCAAATTGCCCGAAAAATTCCTCGACCACTGCGACCACTGCACCAGCGGTCCACGGCGGCGAAAACGAACCCTCATCGTCCGCTCGCCGAAAGGTCAAACGAAAATCGTTGGTTCGACCTGCCTGCTCTCGTACACCGGGATATCGCCGGACGACCTCGAAAAATTGATGAATATCGCGACTCGCCCACCTCCCGAAGAGGCTGGCGGCGGGTACTTCGGAGGTCGTGCCTACACGACCACTCACCCGACCTCGGTCCTCAACGACTTGGTGGCGGCATACGCTCTCAAAAATCGCAACTACCGCTCCGGCATGGGGAGCCTGCTTCTCAACGGCGTTGCCGAGTTCCACGGCGATGAAGTCGCTGTCGGCGTTGTCCACATGGAAACGAAAAAGTTCACCGAAACCTTCCGCATCGCAAATGTGTGGCCGAAACGGTTCAAGGGTCGGTACAACATGGAAGACCTCGCCTACCTCGTGGAACCCACGCCCGATTCTCAAATGCTCGCACTGTCCTTCGCCTCGGCCATCGAAGCGATGAAAGACGACCGGCCCAGCGAATTTTCTCGAAAAGTTCTATCGGTTGCCGAGTCCGGCATGGTGTACAAGAAAACTTGGAATGTGTACGCTGGCGCATCATCCCGCTGGCTCAAGACCGTTCACGCTGAATGGTTCGATGCCGTCGAAGAGGCGAAGCCAAAGGAAACCACCAAACGCCTCCCGCATGATGTGGGCGAGCGCATCACGGTGAAATGCCGATTCGTTGAACAGCGCATCACACGCAACGGCTACACGCTCACGGAGTTCGTCACCGACAAAAACGAGGCGATTGTGTCCTTCGGAAAATTCGATTACAAACGCCACGGCCTCAAACCCAACGACCGCATCACGCTCACGGGTACCGTCAAGCGACACGGCTCCTTCAAAGACAACGAATCCACAACCCTCAACCGGTTGACCGTGGAGGCGAAAGAATGAACGAAACAGAAATGATTGAAGAAGCAACACAACGGGCCTTACTGAACCCCATCCTCCATGTCTTGGAGGCTGATGTAGACTACTACCTCGATGAAGTAAAGCGAGAACAAATGGAGGCGGAAGAATGAGTTATCGGGAAACCCAAATCAAGAAGTCCAACAACGAAGACAACCCGAACCAAAACAAATGCGCCCAAGCGGTCGCAAAATGGTTGGGCGTTGCCGACAAGGTGCGGTACCTGCACAACATGGAAGACCTCGTGCGGGCCTCACGCAAGAGATTTACAGTCCGCAGTCGCTTGAGCGAAGCCAAAAAGTTATTGCCGAAAAAGAAACTCACCGTTTCACAATTCCGAAAAATCGCACAGGACATATCCGACAAGGCGTATGGTGGCGAAGTCCGCAAGGCTGAATACTATTGTCCCGATAGTGAAAAGTGGTGGATTCAAGAAACCCGCACCTGCTACGACCCTGCGGCGTTCATCATTCGCACCCCCGACCACGCCCTCGGCCTTGACAGTACAGGCAAGGTCATGGTTGACACATCTCCCCGAAAGTCCGACAGGCGAACCGTCACGCATGTGTACATGGTTTGCTGGGGCGAGCCGACGAAGACCGAACTCTTTGGAGGTTTTGTCGAAGAATGAGGGTAGTAGTGTTTAGTCGGGCCACCAGAAACTTTAAATAGTAGGACATGGTACTCTATTTGTAAGCGGACAAAGCCGACAACACACCGAAAAAAACAAACACTGAAAAAAAACATGGAAGGAATTATTATGACAAGAAAAATACAGATACCGGAAAACATTGAAGACGAATTTTGGGAGGTCACAGACCCCACCCAATTTGTGAGAACATACAACGCCCTGCGACGACGACGCAACGATACATTTGACTACCCGAATCGGGCAAGCAACAGCGTACAAATCTCGCTTGGTCACGGCCACTCATCCGACGGCTATTGGTTTGACATGACGAACAAGCAGACCGAAGAATTGCTCACCAAACACGCCAACGCAAAACCGAACTCCTTCGCAAATTGCGTTTCAAATCCCGCCGTTCGATTCAAGATTTCCCGATGGGACATTTCCGTTTGGCCGTACCACAAAGCCGATTTCACGCTCAACAAGGACAACAATTGGGGGCGTGACGAATGAGCGAGCCAAAAGTGTACATGGCCTGTTTGGGATGCTACAACGAAGGAAGGCTTCACGGCTCATGGATGGATGCCGACCAATTGGAGGAACGGTGGGACTACGCCGAAGAACACGACCGCCAAGACAGGGCGGGACACTTCAACAAATGCTCCCGACCTTTCCACGACGAATGGGCGATTCACGATTATGACGGCGTTCCCAACATCGGCGAGCATCCCGACATTGAGTTCCTCATCGAAGTCATGCGTTGCATCGAAGAACACGGCGACGCATTCTTCCGATGGTTTGAACACGATTCATGGAATATGTCGCATCTCAAAGGTGAACTTGAAGACCATTTCCGAGAACAATACTACGGAAAATATGACTCACCCAAAGCGTTTGCCGAAGAGTACGCCATCGAAGCCGGTTGGCTCTCAAAAGCCAACAACAACCCACTGTTCCGCTATGTGGACTTTGAGTGGTATTGGAACGCCGACCTGCGCCACTCTTTCACCTACTCCAACGGCCATGTGTGGTGTTGCGAATGATTCACATTCACGCCATCAAAACCCTCGGTCAAAACGAAGACAGGGCAGTGTTTCGTGCGCTCCCCGCACCCGCCGGAGCGGGTCAACTCTTTGACTCCATCATACGGCTGTACAACGACGAAGACCACATCATCGACCTTGAACAAGCCATGAATCAAGTCCTCGGACTCAGCACCGACAAAGAAACAAAGATTTTCTATTGGTACAAAGTTGACCTTGAGAGCGAGTTCCAATACTCCGCCTTCATCGCCGTCAAAAGTCTTTCCGAAGCCGACCACAATTGGGCCAAGCAAGAAGCAAGATACCGAAGATGGACTTCCGTGGGAGCGTGTACCCGATGAACGGAAGAAAGGATTTGACGATTGATATTCTCGAAAAAGTAATTTCCGAGATGATTGGTCCCGAAACCAGCGACGACGGGGTGTACCTGTCCGACCGCAAGATGTGGGTTTCACAGGTCAACATCATACGCATGACATGCCAAACATGCGGCACCGAATTTGTCGGGCCGGACTACAATGTGTATCACATGCTCGCCACGCACGACTTCGGCCACCGCAAGGAAATGGAAATGGCAGAACTCAACGCTGTGATGGGTGACGACGACGAACCACAAGAAGGGGGTGCAATACTTTGACGACAAAATTAACTTCAAGGTGCATGGATGAAATGTTCAAACTGATGCGCTACCATTCACGAATCGGGTGCAAGCCCGTACCCTTCACACGCGACGAATTGTACAATTTGATGGAGAAGGTTTGGCCGTATGTGTCAAAAACGCCACTACGCAACCACTTCCCAACGACCGCAGTGTGGGCGCAGTTCACACGCAAGCAGAACAGCCTCATGGCCTCCCACGCCGCCACCTCCGTTCTCGGCGTCACCGCCGCCACAAGAATTGTTTCGACAAAACAATGGCGAACAGAATACGACGACGGCGTAAAAGTACAACGCCAAACCATTCGCTGGGCAGTCCACCTGCCCCCACATTATAGGGGGCATGGAGGCTCGCAGTGAAGTGGTGTGTGTGTGTTTAGTCGCCCTACCAGAAGACTTAAATAGTAGGACGATGTAGGTAATTTGTAGGCGGAACAAGCCGACAAGCCGACAACGCACTACACCAAACCCAAAAAAAAACAATGAAAAAAATGGAAGTGAAAATGATGACAAGAATGATTGCCGCATATATGACGATGGGCCAACAAGCCCGTGGAGATACAACCGCCGAGGTGCTTACCAATGCTGGTATGGACTTCGGTGTGAAGACTGAACCGCTGTACACAGCACAGGGCCGAGAAGTCCGAAGCAAGTTCCAGCGAGTCGCAAGAACAGACAACGACCACACGCTGGGAGTCGTGGGTAAAACCTACAATCCCCTGCAAAACGAAGAACTGCTTGCGATGGCCGACACCCTTGTGGGTACCGGCGAGATTGAATGGGACCGAGTTGGGATGATTGACGGAGGCTCACGCCTTTACGCATCCTTCGCCTTGCCCGACGCCTACCGTATCGACGGCTGGGACGACCTCAACCAATACATTTACCTCACGAACGCCCACGACGGCTCTCAAGGGGTACGCTGTGTTCCGACCAATGTCCGACTTGGCTGTACGAATCAGTTCCGCCACGCGATGTCAAGCCTCAAGCGGGCTGACATCAATCCCCGTGACCTCTCAATCCGGCACTCATCGAAGATGCACGACCGGCTTGCTGAAATGCGACACGCCATCAAATTGACCGACACGCTCAATCAAAATTTTGCCGACACTGCTGGCGAACTGATGTGTGTCGAAATGGACGCTGTTGACAGGGCCGAATACTACATTGATGTTCTCGGCCTCAAGACTGACGAAAAGTTGCGTGATGGTGAAAATGAACACGGCCTCAAGACCCGTGGATTCAACACCATGAACCACCTGCTCGCTCTCGAAAAATCTCGCACGAACAACACTTCTGCGATGCGTGACACTGCTTGGCAGTCGTTCAATGTCATCACCGAATACATCGACCACGCATGGGTCCACAACGCCGCAGGCACCGTGAACCAAAAGCGCGTCGAATCCGCCGTCCTTGGCGTCGGTTCCAACACAAAGGCAAAAGCATGGGATGAGGTGGTCGCCCGAATCATCGCTTGAGTTGCCGATGTGACCGTGAATGACGGCCAGCCGTAGTGCTTGCCCGACACCAAAACACATATAGGGATTGCACAAGAAAGAAAGGCTTGACCGCCATAGTGCAAGAACGAAAACCAAAAGAGGCTATTTGACGAGTCACACTATGGTGAAACAAGTGGTATTCAAACACCACCCCTATTCCGTTTCACATTCCAAACACAAAAACAATGGAGGAAAAAATATGCAAAAAATACCAAAAAGAGCAAAGCAAACAGCAGACATACCAGCCGCAGACCGCAACGAGTGGGGCCACCCATCCGTCAAGTGGGCTTTCGCAGGCTACGCAGACGAAACCGCATGGTGGGTGAAGGCATGAAACCACCCTACGCCATCTCCCACGCCATGTGGACTGACTACTACGCTGTCCAAATGTCCGGCAGAATCAACATGATGTTGCACCCAAATGTGATTTACTTCATGTCACACAACGCTTGGCAGAAGTCATTCGACCACTTTGAAACAAACGGTGAAACAGACGACCTTATTATTGAGGTGAAAGTATGACCACCTTCGTTCCCGCACCACGAGTACGACTTCAACGCGACAACTCGGTCAACTGCCCCAACCGCAACTGTCCCGAAGATTCGCTGTCGCTTGAGTGGCACATCAACTTCAACACCACTGCTGGCAAAGTCCACTGCTTCCAATGTGAAACGCTCATCGGGGAGGTGGCTGAATGACCACCTTGACCCCAATTGACGACTTCGACACCGAACACCTTCGCTGGGTACAAACGGAC